CTAAGGAGAGCAATCTCTCGTTCAATTCTTGTAAGGAAGATGTCAATTCCAAAACTGACACCAAGCGTTGCCCAAAGCAGGATGTTCTCATCCTCTTCTTCAAGATTTTGCGTAATTTCTTCTGTAGTTTCTTCATTAGCCATTATTTTTTAAGTGCCTTTCCAATCTTTTTCATTAAATCGTTAATTGGTTTTTTCATCCTTTTTGCATCCATTGCAATAAAATTACGAGCAGGGACTTTAATTCCTTTAGTATTCTTTGGAAAAAATAATTTATCATTTTTAATTGATGGTATCCTCTTAGGGGTAAAACCTTCATATTGATATTGCCCATAATGCAGTCCCCATATACCTTCTTTTTTGATTTTTAAACTTTTTGCCAATTTTCCTGTATCATAAAGTGGAGTATTTCCGCTGCTACCTCTCATTTTTCTTATTTTAATAGTAGATTCTTCTAATGGAGGCGTTACTTTGCCACTTTTCATGAAATCTCTACTGGATTCTATGATTCCTTGTCCAAGTAGCTTATTTGATTCTTCTTTAAATGATTCGGATTCAACATATTTCGCTAACTTGCCAAAATCAAAAGTTGTCTTTATGCTTTTAATCACTTGTTATCTTTCGGGCAAACTGCTCACCCATTTTCTTGGCTTTGCGGTATCGGGGAAGCTCTTTTAATATGGCATCCTCTGCGAACTGCTCCGCCCACGATTGTGGATCATCCAATATTTCTTCTATTTCGCCCGTCAGCTCTACGTCAAACTTCAGAAGTTCTCTGAGCGACTTGGCGTGCTTTTTCAAATATTGAGAGTTTCTCGTTTCTTTGCTTGTTTGAGGCAATGCTTAACTCCGCTTGTTCTAATGTTAAATCGTTATTATATTCCATTAATAGTCCAACCTCGTCTATTAAATTCATCTCAAGACGATGTTTGTCCCATAAAATCTGATCCTGTACTGTTTTTGGATATTCTGGCTCTTTGAAATCAAGTCCAAGATCGGCTGGCAGACTTACTCCGAAACTTGAGGCAATTTGACGTTCCACACGATAAAAATCCTCCTCATACATCTTCCAAAGAGCCAAATCATCCTGATAATCCTCTGTCCTTTCCAAATCCTTAATCATTAAAGAAATTCCTGATGGCACTTCGCCACCTTGTTCACTCCATTGTACCCATAGGTGATTGTTTTGAGCAACAAGCTCGACGAGGAATTTAATATTTTCTATTACACCTGTAACATTTCCTTGTGGGGCTACTATCTCATAAGTAGAGCCTTCAGGCAGTTCCAAAGTAACATCTGATCCCGTTCTTTGGTTATTACCCATCTCAGCACCTGTCATTACTGGTTGCCCGAACATTTGGAATCGAAGTCCAAGTTGCATTTCAGTCATTCCAATGTTTATATGCTCATTGGCATTAATTATGTCATTCGCACCCTCAACATAAAAAGAATCTGTCTGATTTTCACGATGGGTGAACACAAATGGTAAAACTCCGTATGTATGAGGTATTTCATTTAATACATTACCATCCTCATCCATTTGAACATATTTTTCAGCATCCCAATAAGCATATTGTAACTTCTCTACCTGAGAAGAATCTTCTACTGGCTGTAATATTGGATAACTAATTGCTGAAGGAACGAAGGGGTCATCATGAAAGAATACGTGAAAAAAGTAAATAGGTCGGTAGTCAAAATAAGGAGTGTCCCCTTCGCTCCATACAACTCTTGTGGCGATTGTTCCTACAAGTCTTGTCATTCGCTCTATGTGTTTCATCCTTGCGGATTTCATTTTTGTTAAAATGTCATATTGATCTCCTGCGTTGCGATTCGCACCGATTGTATAGATTCTTGACATCTTGTTTATGAATTTTCGTGTAATGTTTGATTCCACTATGGGTATCTCATTAAATACGGCAGAAGAAAACATCCTTGATATGTAATGAGAAGTGTTATTGCCATTGTAATAGTCAAGTAGCTTCTCAACATGGTTTTCTCTTTTTTTCGCATTGTGTAGTTTTAATTGTCTAATTGATTCTTGTAATAAGTCCATCATCTTTTAATTGCCCTCGCCTCCCTATTTTTTATTGGGAATTTGTTTATGAAAAAATATCGTATCATGTCACACCCGTGATCGTGGTATCCATCTTTTAAACTCTCTGGTTTTAAATCCCCTGTAGATTCAGGGTATCTAAGACTTTCCAAGTCCTCTTGTATTCCTGCGCAATGCTCATCAATGTGAAATCTTCTGCTACCATCCGCACTTTCAATGAATGATCGCACATGACTTTCACCTGACGGCTTGTTCCTTGATGTTTTATCTCTTACTGATTTTACTATTATTCCGTTTCTTCTAAATATCTCAATGTCACCAAGCCCTGACTGCCCTTGCGCTTGCATCCCTGCTGGATCACCGAAATATTCCATTACATTATATTTTTTTGCCTTAATCATCTCAATTAAAGTATCTGTCTTGATATTCTCCTCGTGGATAATCTCATCTATCATGTTTACGTGGGATATGCCACCGACCTTATATACTTGAAACCATCCCACAGCAGGCATCCTATACCCAAAGTCAATAGCACAGTAAGTCGGAAAATTAGGGCTATAAGGATAATGACCAACATCAAGATTCCTATCAAAAGGATATACCCTGCCTGCGAAACTTGTGAATTTAGCACCATACTCTTGATCGAATACCTCCTTTGACATGTTTCGTTTACGCTCAATGATTACTGGATTCTTCTCTCCATCAGGATAAGAATAACCATTCTCCCAAGCAGGAGCAGTATGCGATTCCCACATTGGGTCTTTCTTTCCAAGTAGGTACTTATCATAAAGCCAGTTAAATCCCTGTGGGGTACTTATGAAAATCGCATTTCCATTTCTACGACCAACGGCAGGCGAGATATACATGTCCCATATCTCCTGTTTCATCTTCGCAGCCTCATCTAAAATTACAAGATCATACTCATCTCCTACAAGCGAATCAGGATTATCCGCAGATAGTCCTTCTATCGTGCTTCCCCATTTGAACCTAACATACTGATCCTTCTCTGAACATTTAACAACGTCGTTCTTATTTGGAAGTACCATCGTTCTCCATATTTCATCAAATAATAGTTTGGATTTTTTGTAAGAAAGCCCCACAAGAGCCACCTTTTTATTTGGTAGCGATGCAACAAAGGATGCTTCTTTCGCAGAAGCAAATGTTTTCCCATAACCACGCCCGCAAACAATAACGAAAAATCGGGATGACTTCTTTTTTGGGAAATGTAGCAGAGATTGACCCCTGTGAGGCTCATAGCCCATGAACTTAAACCAGTCCTTTTTGTATGTCGTGAGATCGTTCTTCAAATATTAAGTTATTTTAAAGTTTTTCTTTAAAAAATTAGGTTAAGTATTGTAAATACTTGCAAATCTAATCTTTTCAAATTTAAGTTATGTTGTCCAAATTAAACAACAATTTGAATAAAAGGAGAGAAAATGTCCGAAGAAATGACACAAGATAGCGTGCAAGAAAGTCAAGAAATTAAGACGGAGAGCAGACCTGAAAATGCCGATTCTGGTTTGTTGCAGGAAGTGATGGCTAAAAAAGCTACAATCAAGGAATTGCAAACTAAATTAGCTGAATTTGAATCTGCGAATGAAAAAAGGCGACAAAAGCAATTATCAGAAGATGGTAAAAAAGATGAACTTATTTCAGAATTAAATACGAAAGTTGAGAAACTTGAAGGCGAATATACTCGTCTTTCCAAGTACGAGGATGATGAAAAAACAGGGCTTATTGCATCTTTGGCATCTAATGAGGAAGAAGCAGAACAACTTTCAAAAGAAAGTCTTTCTACGCTTCGTTTGCTTAAAAGCAAGATCGCTACCAAAACTCCTGAAGCTCCTCCTGCAAGAGGGTCTGTTGGAAATCAACCTCCTCCTGATCTTGTAAAAATGGATCAAAAGGAAAGGAAGAAAAATTGGGGCGATATTTTAAGAAGTTATAGAAAAAATTAACATGGAGAAATAAAAAATGGAATTTTTAACAATGGATTTAGGTGTCCTTATTGAGATTATCAGTCTTATTTGTGTTGGTGGTGCTATTACAGGATTTACAGATCATTCAGGTTCAAACGCATCTAATACAACAGGTACTGCAAATCTTGATGAAGTAATCCCTGAATTATGGGCTGACATGATATGGGGATATTTTGAAAGAAGGCTTGTTTTAAGAAATCTTTTTGATGATTATTCACCTCTTGTTAAAGGTAAGGGTGATAAGATAAATATGCCTGAAATGCCAGAATCAACAGGTCTTGGTGATAAAAGTGCAGGTTCTTCAGTAACTTATGAAGATGAAGATTTGGCAACAGAATTGCTTACTATCAACAAACATAAATATGTTGCAAAGATGTTTGAAGATATTGCAGTAATTCAGGCAAATGAAGAACTTTTTTCTAAATATGCTCAAGCAATGGGCTATCAATTAGCAAAGCAAATTGAAGCTGATATTGTTACTGCATTAGAAGGCTATGGAACAACACAGTCAATAACTACTGATAATGTTATAACGCTTGGTGAGATTGAAACAGCAATGAATACATTATCTGCTTCTGATGTTCCTATTGATGAGTGTTTTATAATTGCTAATTATAAAATCTACAACGATCTATTAACACAGGGTGTTGTTGAAGGAATAGCATCATCAACTTATCATACCACTAATGCAAACGCACTTGCTGGTATTAATTTTGGTGGTGCAACAATGAGCGGTAAAGTGCCAACAGTATTTGGTATGCCTGTTTATAAATGCAATAGCGTTAAGGTTTCAACATCATCAGGTGACGAGCAAATGTTTATTGCTCATCCTACTGCACTTGCTATAGCAGTTCAGCAAGACATCAGGGTTCAATCTGAATATAGTGTTGATTTCTTGAGTACAAAGGTTGTAGCAGATACTATTTATGGTACTGCTGTTAGAAATACTACAGTAAGAGCTATTGAGTTCATATCATAATGCTTAATCATGGAGGGGGCGTAAAAACCTCCTCCATAAAATTGGAGAAAAAATGATTGTATTAAAAGATAAAACAGGTAGGAATAGTAAAGTTTTTCAAGCAAATGGCGCTAAGGAAGCGCAAAAATTAGTAGATGACGGAAAATGGGTTGTAGATACAGATAAATATGGATTAATGAAAGCTAAAGCAAAGAAAAAAGCCAAGAAGAAATAGATATATTTTTAAGGCTCGTTCACAGTTCAACCATTAACTTTAGAGAGGAAGAAAATCAATGGCTTCAAAGCATAAACTGACAGTTCAGGAATCGCAAAACGCATCACTTGGTCAAGCAGGATCAATACTTGTTAAAGATGCAGATGTGGCAGTAACCGCACTTAATGGAGTGTTTGTAGCAATACAATTCTTAGAGGATACAATATTCAAGTCCTCTGGCGGTCTTGTTGCTGAAACAGAACAATTATATCTTGATGACACAGGGACATCTACTTCCGTGTCTGCTGCGAATGGAGATACGATAGATGGCATTACATTCCCGCAGGGGATGACTATTTACGGAAGATGGACAGCATTTACACTTGCCTCAGGCAAAGCCGTAGCATATATAGGTTAATATGTTAGGATTAGGTGCTAACTTAATCAAATCAGCATATCGCAGAGGGTTAGCGTATGTTCGTGATGGCTTAAAACTCTATATGCCCTATCGTGGGGCAAATCATTCCGAAGTTAAATTCGTAGGCACAGATTCGGCTACATTTACAAGTGGAAATAGTGAATATTTTTCAGTAGCAGACCAAAATGATTTAAGTTTTGGTGATGGAGATGATGATAGTCCATTTACATTCATGGCGTGGATTAAAACTGATGATGCAACTGATTTTCCTATAATATCAAAAGGGCAATACAATACAGGTTCTGCACACGGAGAATATAGATTTATACTGGGTGGAGATGATAAGTTATTTATGTATATATATGATGATGATGCTAATGCTTACGAAGTTGGATATTATAATACTGCAATGACAACTTATGAGGGAAAATGGGTTCACCTTGCAGCAACTTATGATGGTCGTGGTGGAAGTGCTGCGAGAGCAGGTATTCAAATTTATATAGATGGTGTTGCTGTAACAATGACTACTACAGGTGGTGGTACATACGATTCTATGGTTAATGGTTCAGGAAATTTTCATATTGGTAGGGATGAAACAGAAAATAAATATGCAGATGGTCAAATGAAAAATGTTGCAATGTGGACAAGGGAATTAACTGCTACTGAAATCCAAAATGTAATGTATAAAACACATGATGAATTATCAGGAAGATTGACATCTAATTTAATCCATTGGTGGTCATTAGAAATTAATGGAGATGATAGTGCAGGAAATACAACATTAACAAATAATAATACAGTTACATTTTCAACAACTATATATGGTGGTGATACTCCAGTAATCCCAAGAGCAATCGACAATGCACCAACAGTTCAAGCAGATGGAATAGGTAGTGGTAGCATGGTCTTTAATAGCACAGACTATATTTATTTTGGAAGCAGTTATCAATCATATTGGCAAGGTTCATTTTCTATGAGTATTTGGGTTAAGCCTGATGATGGCAGACCTGCTGCAATAGACCATATTTTAGGAACAAATAATGGCGATGATTCAGATACTGTTATATTATATATAAATACGGATGGAACATTAAATTTTCTTTATCAATCAAATAATCAATCTGTAACTGCAACATCAACAAGTGCGGTATTTAGTGATGGTCAAGAAGAATGGACACATATTGCAGTAGTAGCAAATTCAGGTGGGAATATTTTATTATATGCTGATGGTGTATTAGTGGAAACAGAAGATGCAAGTACACCAACTTTTGGTAATTGGTCAAATGCTAATCCTCTATATGTAGGTGCATCAAATAATGGTGGTGACCCAAATGCTGCAACAAATCATTTTTCAGGAAAATTGGCACAGTTCTGCGTTTGGAATAAATCAATGACCCAAGCCCAAGTTATAAATATAATGGAAAAAACGTATGATGAAATGAACGATAATGATAAATCAGATTTAGTATTGCAATTACCATTAGAGGTAAATCACAATGCTAATGTTGGAAGTGGTGCTTCAAATTCAGGTAGTGCTGCAGATACATCTGATTTTCCACTTAAAAAAGGTTCACCTCCTGACTTTGGCACTTTATATAGTGGTAGAGCATTAGAATTTGATGGGGTGGGGGATTATATAGATTGTGGTGACACTTCTTTTCGATTTGGAACTGGAGATTTTACATTATCAGGTTGGTTTCAAACATCTACTGCGGGAACAGAAAAGTATATTATTAGCAAAGGGACATCAGGGGAAGGTGGTTTGCGATATGCTTTATATATAAATTCTGCAAACCATATTGTTGCAGAATTAGATGACAATACTGAAGGAACAGGTCTTACGACTGCAACAGGCTCGACAACAGTAACGGATGGTATTTGGCATTATGTCGTTGCTTCTTATGATAGGGATGGAAATTTAATTGTATATTTAGATGGTGCTGTTGAAGTAAGTGCAGGGATAAGTGGATCAGATGGAACATTAGATGGTGCAAAAAATTTCCATATTGGTATTCTGTCAAATGATAGTTCATCACATCCATTTAGTGGGAAAATAGCCAATATCCAAGTTTGGAATAGTGCTTTAACAGAAGCAGAAGTCCAATATTCTTACACACATCCTGAAAAATTCGCATACAATACATCAGGTTCATCACTAACAGCATCCAATCTTGTGGCTTGGTATCCAATGATTGAGGGTGAGGATAGCACAGTACGTATTCCTCTTCGTAGTCCTCAAATGTATATTACGGATGGTAGTGAAAAGGGGCTTGGTGATGATTTAATAGGAACTTTTGATTTTACATCAGCAGGGGAAGATCCTGATTGGGCTTTTACTGGAAGTTCAGCAGTAGATGCAGATACATTTTCAACAAATGCAAGTACGACAGGTGGTGCAAGGAAAGATTTTGGAACAATAGGAAAAGTATATAAAATGAGAATCGCAGGAACAACTGCTTGTACTTCGGTTAGGGTAGTAGGAACTGATACGAGTACAGTTTATACTTCAGGTCTTGGAACTGGAAGTTTTGATTCTACATTTTATTTTACTCACGATAGTGCAGGGTTTAGAATACAGGGAATCAATGGATCAGGAGGTGCATTAGAAACTACTATTACAACATTAACGATGCAAGAAGTAAAAATGGGTAATCATGGTGCTACTACGTTTTATGGTGATGAATTAACTACTACTGCCTCTCCTGCTTCTATTACTGAAACTGGTCAAAATACTGAAGGTACTACTATATCGATGTGGACAGATGCTTCTCACGCAACAACATCAAGCGTAACATCTCCAAGCCCTCATAATGGTAGCAATATGATAAAGATGATTACAGCAGCATCAGGAGGTGCTGCAAATTTAAGAAAATCTACTCACGCTGCAATATCTGTAGTTGCAGGAAGAACATATTATTTTAGTGGATATTCTAAAGCAGATTCTTCAGATGGCGACCTTCACGGATTTGGTATTTATGATGTTCAAAATGGGTCTGATTTATATACTAATACTATTGCAAGTAGCACTACTGCTTGGACACAATCTACTACTACAATAACTATTCCATCAGGATGTACTTCTGTTCAGATAAGGTTACAAGGTTCGGCTGAAGGAAGTAAAATTGGATATTATGATAGCATAGTATTTAAAGAAGTAGGAATAGCAGAAGGATGGTCATCAGTAGATAGTGAGCCACTAATTCCACAGACAGCATTAATGGGATTAAGCAAGAAACACGCATTTGATGGTGTTAATGACTATGTGGGCATTGCAGATAATTCCGCATTTGACATAACTAACAATTTTACTATATCTTGTTGGGCAATGAATTATGCAAGTGGAATAACTTCATATAATGAAGCATTGGCAAGTAAATACAAGACAGCAGGGGGTGTGGATGAAAGGTCTTGGCTTTTCTTTTTAGATACTGATGAAAAATTAGTATTAAACACGTCTGATGATGGACAAAGTGGAGTAATGACTCATACAAGTGATGCTGCCATCTCAACAATTAACCGCTTAAATCATTATGTTGCCACATTTGCAGGAGGAACAGTTAAATTTTATGTGAATGGTGCAGAAATAGCAAATACGAAAAGTGGTGAAACACAAACTGCAATAGCATCTGATGATGCAGACATTGCTATTGGAGCAATAAGTGAAGGAGGTGGGTATTATTGGCATGGAATCATAGATGAGGTTGCAATATGGGATACAGCAGTATTAAGTCTTGCAGAAATACAAGCCATATTTAATGATGGCGTACCACTTGATGTATCTTCTAATTCAGGAGATTATACGTCATCAGGAGATTTAGTTGGATATTGGAGAAATAACAATTTAACGACAGCAGGAACTTGGGATGACTTATCAGATACTAATGTAAATGGAACAATGACAGGTTTTGGTGCAAGTGCTTATGCCCTACTCCCACAAGGAACAACAGCAGGAAAAGACATATTAGGATTTCCACTTACACATGTAAATAATGGGTGGTTGAATCTTAATGGTGCAGGGTATGTAAATGCAGGAGATAATGATTTATTCACATTCATAAATGGTGGCTTTTCTCTTGAATGTTGGTTTAAAATGGATGCTGTACCATCTGATGTAGCATTTTTAATAGGTAAGGCAAATCAAAGAAATGCAAGTAATGCTGATGATACGGAATATGGTTTATTCTTGGATAATAATAAAATATTATACTTTCGACTTCTTGATGATAGTGCGTCAGCACATATAGGTGCATATTTTAATACTGCATTGAATCTAAATCAATGGTATCACGTTGTTTGCACCCATACAGCAGGAGGAACTACGAGTGCTACTTGCAAAATATATTTAGGTGAAACTGCAACGCCTACTCCGACAGAATTGAAAACTGATGTAGATAGTGAAACTGGAACGTATGTAGCAATGGAAAATGCAACAGATAATATTCCTCTTGTAATAGGAGCAACATCTAATGGGGCAAAACCATTTAATGGTTCTATTGATGAAGTTAGGATTTATGATAGAGAATTATCAGCAGCAGAAATAACAAAAAATTACAATCACGGAAAAAGCAAACATAGTTAGGGAAATAAATGGCACATTATGAATTATATATTTGTTTAAAAAAAGATACTTACGAATCCAAAGTGCCTGATGCACTTAAAAGCAAATTGCAATGGGATGAGTATGAATATGGTGACGATGGAGAGGTTACTAAAACAACAACAATCCATCCAACTTGGAAAGAGGCTACATTCAAGGGTTTTCTTGGAAGCCCAAGAGTAAGTCTTGATGGGAGTTTAATCATCGTAAAAGGCGAATTTAGCCTATTAAAAGGCGAACTAACATCAATGATTGCACTTGGTGATGGAATGGATTACCCAAACAATTCAATTTTAACCAAATCGGAAGCACAAACATTAGCAAATGGGGAGTTATTTACAGCAAATGATTGATGGATTAATAGATAGATTGAAGATCAGCGAAGGTTTCCGTGATCGTGTATATAAATGCACGGAGGGTTTTGATACCATCGGATATGGGTTCGCCATTAAGGATTTGGTATTATCGGAAGAAATATCAGAGATGATTTTAAAAGAAAAAGTAGAAGCATTGATTGGTAGAATAGAAAGCAAATTTGACTGGTTTGTTGAGATGCCTCCTGAAGTTCAATCCGTAATAGTGGAGTGTTGCTATCAACTAGGTGTTTACGGATGGAGTTGTTTTAAAAAGACAATTCACCACATGAAAGAAAAAGAATTTAAACACGCTGCAGATGAGATGCTTGACTCAAGATGGGCAAAGCAAACACCTAATCGTGCAAATATGTTAGCACAGATAGTTAGGGAACACGGATGAAGCATATAAGCATGGGAAATTGGATTACCATATTCATTGTTTTGGGCAATATATTGTTTATGGTGGGTGTTATGTCCAAAGATGTATTAAACGCACAGGAAACGTCAAATACAGCGTTAAGAATGGCATACGATAATGATAAAAAGATAGCAGTAATGGAATCAAAAATTGAGCAGGGCTTTGATAACTTGGAGCATCTTATTAAAAATGGGCAATAATGGATATATTGCAAATCGTAGAAACATTGGGAGTGCCGATAGCCGTAAGCGTTGGGCTTGGATATGCTCTTATGTACTTAATAAGATTTATAACGAGAGATGTAAAGGCGGACATTAAAAATTTATATGAAATCACAGTTAAACTCATTGACAGCAACAGACAGGCAAAAGACGAAACGAAGAAAACGATGACTGCAATGAACGTGATAAAAGACATAATGATAAAATTGTTCAAAAGAAATGGCGACAAGTGATAAAAAAGAAACTATTTTGGGAGATAATCTATCTATCCATATAAACATAAAGTGGTTGATTCAGATTATCGTGGTTACTGGCATGATAACATTCGGATGGTACAAGTTGGAGATTCGGATTCAAGAATTAGAAAGAAACATGGAATTGTCGTTAAGGGAAATTGAATTGCACGAAGAAGAAAGGCAAAGGGCATTAGAAAGACAAAGAAAAGACATGGAAGAAGAAGTAAGTTTGTTAAGAAAAGAGTTAAATATTAATCCCTTTAGTTGGGGAAAAAAGAAAAGGAGTAAGTAATGGATTGGTTAATGAATAACTGGGATATATGTTTATTGGTTTTCATGATAGCAGAGAAAGCAGTAAAGGCATCTCCGTCTAAATATGATGACATATTGCTTGACATGGTATGGGGAACAATTAAGAAAGTTGTTAAAAAATGATAGGAAAACTCGTTGCACCACTATTAAAACTATTACTTCCAAAGGTTACGGAAAAGGTGGCGGATCATCTTGCAAAGATATTCAAGATGGATCAGTTATTAAATTACATGGAGTTACCTAACGAGGCTGATAAGAAAATAGAACAGTTGGAGGCAAAGATTCAAGTGCTACTTGAAGATACACATCCTCCTGCTGTGGACATTAAAGAGTTTGAGGAAATGAAAGAAACAATCAAGAAGATAAAGAAATTAAGGGTGTTTAAGTCCATTGGCAAATGATGTGAAATTACAAGAGGGGCATCCTGTCGATGAGAATCTCCGCCCAATCAAGGTTGGGGGTGAAACGACTGCACTCGAATTATCCAAAGATGATGTAAGGGTTAATAATCTCCATGTAAATGGAACAACATCAGGCGTATCTGCATCAGATTCTACTAAACTTCCTCTCGCAGGTGGAACAATGACAGGCGACATCACAACAGATAGTAACATTGTATCAACTGATCTTACGATTGATGATTCAGGTGATATTACTTTAGATGCAGATGGTGGTGAGGTTTATATAAAAGATGGCGGAAATACTGTTGCTGAATTTACTGATGCAGGTGGCAGACCAACATTGAAATTATATGAAGATGCTTCAGGTGGAACTGATTATGGGTTTTTGCAGACAAGGGTAAGCGGATATACCATACTTGGTACTTTTGATGATGCAGGATCAGATGCTGATCTTATAATTACAGCAGATGGTGATCTTCAGTTGGTGTCTGAAACTGGAAAGTTTAAAATGAAAGATTCAAATGGTGAATTTTCTGTTACAGATAGTGCTTATGCAGGTATGATACTGGGATATAGATGTATTGGCGAAGATGTTGCCCCTGCAACATATACATTAACCACGTCAATGGTAACAATACATTCTAATGCGACTGTTAGATTTATTGCTCCACCATCAGGGAATGTAGAAATAAATTTTCAAGCACATTACTTTGGCGGAAATGGATCAACTGTAACTTTAGGAATTTCAGACAATGCGACATATAGTGCATTATCAGCACCATCAGCACAATATGAGAAAGTAAGTTTTGATGTTGCAAGATTTGATGATGCAATTTTAAATCAGAATTGGGTAATTACAGGGCTGACAGCAGGAGATACTTACAATTATTGGATAGGTGCAAAAACATCATCTACAGTAGGAACTCCAACTATTAAATATGGTGGAGATAGTGCAGGTGAAAATGTGCCTTTAATTATTAAAGTAACTGCACTTCCAGCAGCAGTTTCAGATTTTGCAGTTTATGGGTAGAGGAGAATAAATGCCAAGTTTTACAGGAGATAAATTTAGTAATTTTTATAAGAGGCTATTCCAAGTAAGTCAGACCTCCAATACAGGAGCAGATGCAACCACAAGACAAGTGCAGACAGGTGGAGGGGAGGATACATCTCTATCCATAAGCGATGATGTATTGCAAGTGCAACCGCAAAACGATGATACGACAGGTGCAATGGTTGTTAAAAATAAGGGTGGCTCAAATATTCTTGCAGTAGATACGACAAACAGTAAGGTTTTAGGTGGAGCGACACAAACTGCATTAAATACCCAATATGCTTATTTCGGTGCAAACTTTGCTGACCAGTCAGCATTTACTGCCGACATCCATCACGCTATTCCATTTAATACAGGAATGACTACTGGGGTAGCAGGTACTGCTATGGGGAGTTCTACATCATCAAGTTTTAATGATACAAATCCTGCAACTTCATTGACTCTAACTACAGGTGCTCACCATTTTGCAGCCTGTTATTGGCACGTAATTGATAATATTACCATAGATGCAGTTTCATGGTGGCATGGAGCAGATACGGCAACTGGCGATTCAACTGCGGCACATTTAATGGGATATGATGTTGTGTCGGATAATTCTTCTAATAGTGGAAATTTATCAAATGGAACTGTATTGGCAGATGGAGCAGGTATATCAAATGCAGGACATGAACAAATATATTATCAAAACATGACAGTTCAATCAGCAGACGTAGATGCAGGAAAAGTGATTTTATTCACATTCGCATCAGATACAGTAAATTCAGATTATACAATTAATGCAACAGTAAAATATCATATTAGATAGGAGAAGAAGATATGCCGTTATCAAGATATACAGGTGGATTGGGAGGACTTAAAGATTTATCAACTCAACAACAAAGTGCAGGTACTGTTCTTGAAAGAGTAAAGTCTTTAACATATTCAGCATCAGAAAATAAACTTTTATTAGACGTAGAACAAGCACAAACAGAAGGTTCTGTAAAAACTGACCATGTTGGGGAAATAGAAATAGTAAATACAGGCAAACATCCTGCATTTGCGATTTTAGGATATAGAACTTGGACAGCAGAGGGAACAATGAGTAGCAACACCTATTACGTAAATTATTTATTAAGACCAAATCAGGGAATGATTGTTCCTGATTGTCCTGCAATAATACAAGATGAGGACAATGACCAATATGATGGAACTGCCATTGGTAATCAAGCCCCTCATTCAGATATGTATGAAGCAAGTGGATGCTTGCTTGATGAGGGCAGTAACATTACTGATTCCGTAACTAATTTTACTGTTGATGATGGTGATTATTTTAGAGTAGGTGATTTGATAAGATTAGATAACGAGATAATGGAGGTTACATCTATATCTACAAATGAGTTATATGTTACAAGGGCGGTTGATGGTTCGGGTGCTGCAACTCACAATGATGATGCCCCTATTAGATTTCCATTTTACAATGCTTATCACGATTTTGATAAATATTCAGTTGTACAAACAGATGGGCAGGGAAGATTTAAAGCAACTAATTTTTTTAAATATGGGAGAGCAGCAACTAATTTAATGGGATTAACCGCAGGTTCTATTGCTATTAAATTTTATCAATCAGGGTATCAAACATTGGGATTGTCGAATATCACCTCCCAGTCAAATTCGGGATTATCCTCGTCGACAAATTATGCGTTAGATATTCAGGTGGATGGGGCTACTAATTTTGATAATCTTACTTTCACGACTGACAGTTCAAATGTGAATTTTGGAGGTGCTAATGGGGTAATATCAAAAATACAGGCAGCACTTGATGCTCAATATTATACATCAGGCAATTTGTTTGAGAAGAAGGTTCACGTTGGCATAGTAAATGGTGATTTAAGGTTTACATCAGGTTCACATCTTTCAACATCGGCTATTGCACTTACAGCAGAAGATGGAGCGGATGCCTCTTTCTTTGGAACAGGTAGAATACCTGCTGTTGGTAGTATTAATAGTGCAGTTGCTGCTAAACTTCCTGATGATGTTGTATATGATAGATTGACATACCAATCCTCGCCAAATGCAAATGCTTTCATGTATGATGATGGGTATGGAAATTTGGTTGGTGCAGGTAGAGGAACAATAAACTATGAAACAGGTGCTATTGATTTTACAAATGCCCCAGTAAATGCAGAATTTGTAGTAAGTTGTTTACATACATCTCCATTTTCAGGTAGACAAGATGCAACAAATACTGCTAAAATGAATAGTTTAAAAGCCATATACGGAAACATGCCAAATCAAAAGGCATCAGGCGAACTTACAATTACAAGGAGATAGAGAATGGCAACAGCCCCAATATATTGCACTCACAAGGAACTTAAACGGGTTTATCCACAGATAGATGCCTTTGACACTAAAACGCCTTTATATGGATGGGTAGAAGTATCAACTAATAAATACGCTTCCCATGATTGTGGTGCAGTTACTCAATTATTCGCAGATGGTGAGGATTTGGGCGCTGCGCAATCTGCTCATACTGATTTGAATGTAGAGGGAGAATGGTTTTATAATTCAGCAGAGGATGTATGCTACTATTACTCAGCAAGTTCTCCATTAGATAAATTAATGGAAGCAGGTGAAGAATTTACCGCAATGATTACACAATTTCGCACGGATGCAAGTAGATACCTTGATAGCAAACTCGATCCGAATCTTCCGAGAGAGCAACTCAAAGACAAAAGTGGGAATTTTGATTACATGATTATTCGCAGTACCGCACTTATCGCTGCTGCCTTTTTAATCCGTGCGAATGATCCCACTAATGAAATCGCAACTGCTTTAATTGAGGAGGCACAAGGAAACATAGATGCTTTAAATGAGGGTAAGGCTGCTCTTTCTTGGCAAACTACAAGAGATGCTTCTCGTGGAATCATAAGAGATGTAAGCTATACGGATGGTAGTGTTCGCCCTGTAGATACAAGAGGGATGTATAGTGGAACATTTGATCTTATTCGGGTAAAAATTGAAACTGGTGGCGCATTGGATGGTACGGCTACTTACTCCGTATGGGTTAAAAATGGTGATAAATTAGGAAATCAGCAGGGAAATCAAGTTGTAGATTCTGAAAAAATTAGTGGTGACTATCAATCTCTTGGTGGTGGATTGCAAATAAGATTCGCAGGCGAAGATAAAACTTCAGTTGCTACAGCCACCAATGAATGGGAAATAGAGGTGATGGGCGCAAGCGAACACATAGATGCCTCTGGTGTTAAAAGCGTTGCGAATACGAGGTGGCTTTTAAGGTAATTTCGCATGGCTGTAAATTTTACTAACAACTGGAAGAATATTATTGATAAATTAGAGTACACTATTCGTAATGAATTTAAGGGTGCTTTGCCAGTTTACAGAGGTAATAAAGCTCCTGCGGGTACAACCTACCTACAACTGAATCCTGTTGGATCGGAGCTTTTGGAGTATAATGTAAACTCTGAAACACGGGAATTTACCATACAAATTGTTTATTATTTTTTAGAGGCTAATGTGAAAGATAGTGCTTTAGATCACATTCTTCGCACAGTTTCACGAATAGAGGCTTTAATACATGACAATGTAAGCATGACACTTGCAGATAGCACCCAAGCGTTTAATTGTAGGATGCAATCAACAGAGTTAAATGCAGGAGATGATGACATGTATGTTGTTGAGTGGGAATACAAATGTATGCACTTAGGTAACACAGATTAGGAGATATATGAAGATAAAATTAATTGATAAAAAGAATCCAATAACTGCTATGTGGTGCTTTAAAAACGCAGGTTATTGTTCTACTTTAATTGATGAAATAAATTCTGGAAAGCAAGTGTCGGTGGATAGGATACCAAAGGCTGCTTTAGAATATGTTGAAGAAATAAAAACAAAGAAAAAAGGAGATAAATAATGGCTATTGATACTAATGCTTATTCACCGAAGCAGTTTATGTTTCTTGTTGCAGAGCAAGATGATTTTGGCACACATGCTGCTGATGAAACTTCGCCTAATAATAATTTTTTAGCACTTGATGTGGATTCTGTTGGAAGTCCCTCTTTAAATGTAAATCAAGTTCTTGACCATAGGACTGGAAGTCGTGTTCTGCAAGCAACTGATTTTTTTCAAGATAATAAAGCTAAAGTTACTGAGATTACTATAAGTGGAACTGCTAATACTGAAACTTTAGATTTGCTATTGTCACATATAACTTTAGATGCTTCTGTTCCGTATGCGATGGCTTCAAATGCAGGAGGGGCTACATTTACGACTGCGACAACAAACCAAACAGATCAACAAATATTATCTATTGTATATAGGTCGCCTTCAAGTGGCAATGATTTATCATTTAAAGATTGCTTTATGACGAGCATTACTTTAAATGGAGATATGGGTACTGAAGGTGGCAGAATAAAGTATTCTGCAACTTTTAAGACTGGCAGTTTGCCTACCGATCTTACTGATGCTCAAACTACTGTAGATACTGCAATAACTGCTAATAATTATTATATGAGTAGTTGGGATGCAGATGATAGAATAGTTGCTGGTATTGCAAATTGCCTTGTTAATTCTTTTTCTTTAACGATTGAAAATGATGCGGTATTTGCTGGAGTTACAAGCACAGGATATGAACAAGTTGCAAGAATAGGCGAAGTATCTGCTATTGCTGATTTTAATATTAAATATGATGCTAACACAGATGTTTTATTTGAGAACTTTCACGATCAGGTAACTGGACAATCTGAGGGTGCTACCTTAATGGCTACAGATGCAACACCTTCAGATGGAGAATTTGAGTTTAAATTTGCAAGTTCCGTTATGACCAATGTTGCCTTTTCTGAAGGGGATATGATGGCGTTAGATGTATCTGTAAAGGCTGTTGGAGCAGGTACTGGATCATCTACAGAGCTATTTGAGGTTTCCTGCTAATGGAAAAATTAAAACTAAAATCAGGGCGTGAAATTAACATTAAGGATGTAACTCTTGACGAAAGAGATGAAATGCTTGATAGTGTTGAGTACATATACGATGACAAAGGTAATGTAAGTGGGGTGAAAATGATGCACTCCACCATTACCAAATGGCTACGAAACGGATTAAATGGTCAAGCAACTGATGAGTTCATTCTTGGTTTAACATTTGAAGAAAGAACGGAAATCTTCCTCAAGATGCAAGAAAAGCTGATAACGGGGGAAGGGAACGCCTCCAACTTGAGTTAAACATACATGCGGAAGTGTGTGGAGGCTGTAGATTTCATACATATCCGTATGATGCACAACTTCCTGTTCGCATTAATGGGGAATATGAAACACGCACATTTGAGTGCGATGAAGATGTATGGGAAATAATTGATTTATTAATAGACGAGGCTAAGGAGTTTAATGAACAAGGCAAACAGTTTGACATCGCAAAATCCGTCAATGCTCAGTTGCCTTTTTTTTGTTGTAGAAATGTTGTGCAATCAAGAGAAATGCAGAAAGACATTGAAAGATATGTTTATTGTCAGCAGTTTGGAATTTCTCCGTATCAGGGGAGCTATGGAGATCAACCTGCGAAATGGGTGGACAGAGCTTTCACCATTAAGAATGTTCTCGCTAAAAAAGAAAAGGATCAAATAGATGGCGCAAGAAAAGATAATAATTAAGTTTGAGCCGAAAGGACATAAACCTTTAATAGCCGCATTAAATCAACTTGCTGATGCGCAAAGACGAGCTACAGGGGAAAGTAAAAAACAAGCTAAGGCAGGTGGTATATTAGATACTGGGCATAAAAGGCTTGCTAAAACTAATGGCATACTTGCCAATTCATTTGCAACTATTCGTTCTAAAATGTTATTGGTATCTTTTGCCATGAGTATGGGTGTTAAGCAACTTATTGGGTTTATAAAACAATCTGCTAAGATAGAAGAAATGTCAAGAGCGTTTAATTCATTGTCTGGAGGTGTTGATAGTGCTGTAAATTCAATGCAAAAATTGCAAAGCGCTACAAATGGAGCAATGTCCCAATTTGACTTATTACAACAAGCAAATAATGCTTTAATTCTCGGTGTTTCACGAAATTCTAATGAAATGGCTGAAATGTTTGACATTGCACAGCGTTTAGGTCGTGCATTAGGCAGAGATACAAAATCTTCAGTTGAATCTCTTATAACGGGTATTGGGCGGCAATCCCGTCTTATGTTGGATAATATTGGTATCATTGTTAAAGCAGAAAGCGCCTATCAAGCATTTGCTGAAATGATAGGGGTTAATGCAGATCAATTAACTGAAACACAAAGGAAGCAGGCGTTTTTAAATGCTACAATGGAGGCTGCCCGAATAAAAGTATCTCAATTAAATGAAGAATTACCATCTACTCAATCTTCTCTTGAAAAAGTAACAGCAGCATGGGAGGATTCTAATGTAGCAATGGGAAACTTTGCCATTACACTATTTAGTTTAGATAAAAATTTACCTCATTTTGCAAGAAGTCTTAGAAGTATTACAAAGGTAATTGAAGGTCAAAAACTTACATTAATTGACCATAATCAAATATGGCTTAATTTTATAGATAATGCACATCTTCTTACCCCTATTCTTGGGATTTGGGGTTTTCAGTTAGACAATATAGCTGAAAAGTTTGGCAAAGGTGCAGAATCTACGCAAAATTTATTAGCTACATTGTTAATGTTTGAGGCAATGCCTTCTCCGCTTGCAAAGTGGGTAGAAGATGGAGAAAGTTTTGAAGATAGACCCTTTCCATTATTATATGATGAAGAGGATATTGAAAATATGTCAGAAGGAGCAAAGCAAGTTCAAAGAATATTGGCTGAAATGAACGCAGCAACAAAGAAAAATATTGACATAGATAAGATTCACATGGTTAAGAAAATAAAAATATGGGCAGATGGAATTTCTACAATAGGTAATATTCTTGATCTTAATTCAAAAAATTCTAAACATGTTGCAAACATACAGGCTCTCGCTTCAGTTGTTGATGCTTTTGCAATGGCTCAAACAGCATCTATGCAAGCAGCAAAAAATCCAATGACAATTCCATTCCCTGCTTACCCTTCTACGATTTATGGTATTACTCTTGCTAAAGGATTGGCTCAGGCTGCTGCCACTAAGGCTGCTGCTGATAAGATGGAACAAGGAGGTCTTATAGGTGGGCGCAGACATTCGCAGGGTGGTACAATGATAGAAGCAGAGCAGGGTGAGTTCATAATGAGCAGAAGCGCAGTAGAAAGCATAGGAATAGAAAACCTCAACAGAATGAATCAAGGTGGTGGCGGTGCTGTAACTGTAAACGTATCAGGAAATGTATTATCGCAGGACTTCGTTGAGGGTGAACTTGCAGAAAACATTAAAGAGGCAGTTCGCAGGGGAACTGATTTCGGTATTAGTTAATGGGCTTTAACGAGGACATACAATCAAGAGATACAAATCTATTTCCCATAGTAGGAATTGGTGAAGATATAAAAATATCCACTAATTCTGTTACTGTTGGCGACAATTACTATAAACCACTCTTATTAAATGTTCCATCACTAAAAGAATCCATCGACATTGAGGAAAGGAAATACAAAATTTCCAATCTGAATTTATCACTCTCAAATTTTCCACACGAGGGTGTCCGCTTTAGTGAAATGGTGGAGGATTCATCTCTAATCAACAAAGTGGTAGATATTTCTTGGGTAGGGCAAAGTAATGAGCCTTACCTAATATACAAAGGGCAAATTCGCAGATATACTCACGATGATGAGAAAGTGACATTAGTTGTAGAGGATCGTAGCCAATCAAAATTGCACAAGGATTTACCATTGTCTAATTTGGATGGTAATCAAGTACCTGAAAAATATAAAAACAAACCGATTCCCATTGTCTATGGCAAGGTAACAGGAAGCCCATGTGTTATTGTCGAATCTCCTTTTGCGAGTGAAGAATATTTAGGTGGAAATAGGATTGTGATGAAGGTAGATGAGGATTCGAGGGTAAATGTGGATGGAGATCATGGATTAAAATTATATGAATCTAAATATATTAGCATACCAAGTGTTGCAAGAAAAAAGGATTTTACTGGATATGGACATGAAACAGGCAATCAATGGATTGCTGAAAATAATGAAATAATTTTTACTTTAGGAGATGCAGTATATGCTGAATCAGGTGATGGAATGCCAATTAATGCAATAGAAAATAACATGATTATTGCCCATGATGTTGCATATCCCATAGAAGCATTACCTGTAAATGAGGGAACTGGTGGTGCGAATTTGCCAAACAATACAAACACAACAGTAATCATGAAACCATCCGAATATATGCCAAGCGGTAAAATGATTACCATATCAGGAACGAAGTATTATGATGCCAATTTGGATGAATTTGATGGAAGTTCACGCACGACGGATTATTGCGAACATTGGGGAATTGGCAATGATGACATGCAAAACTTTGATGATACATTTAACAGGAATCAATTGCAATGTTCATTTAAAACGGATGTGATTACCCCAAGTGATTTAGTTACAGAGGCAGGGTATTTAAATGCTTATTGTGAAACTCATGTGCATAATGTGTCATTTTTCACTTCAGCATCTTCAAAAATTAGAATCCATATAAGATTTGGTGGAAATACGTGGATAACCCATCCTAATGGCGACCTCCCCTTTGCAACTATTGATCCGGGTGTTGATGATGCAGGTTGGATAAATCACATAAACGATTATAGAACACACGCTTTTGGGGCAGGTTCAAATAATATACATGATGGAGATTATTATCTTGATTATGATGAATGGCTTGGTTTTGAATTAGGCACATATAGAGAACTTGGTTTATATACAAAATTCAAAGTAACTGGCAGTACTTGGAGTTCAAATGGTGCATTGGCAATGTCATTGGAATTTCCATACATATACATAAACCATTGGATGTTAATTGACAAGATGCGAGAACAAGACTATTTTGCCAATGTAAATGGAAGATTGCATGAAGATAGAACAGCCCCAAGTATTATTGCGGACATATTGGCAAATGAATTGAATGATTTTGATGCTTTGGCAAGGATTGAAGAATTTAATGCCATTGAGCATTATTCTGATTGGAAATATGATTTTTGCATAAATGAAAAAGTAAACTCAAAGAAATTAATTGAAACATTAGGTTCAGCATCTCCATTTTTGCCAAGATATGGAAATTCAGGAGAGTTTAAATTTGATGTAATCACGGAAACATACAAGGTGGGTGATGCGGATGTGGAGATAAAAGAGGAAGATTGCATAAAATGGTCATACACAAGAACGCCCATTGAGGATGTTTATACCAAGATTAAATTCAAATATGATTGGAATTTCGGTAGAGGTGAATTTGATGGATTCCATGAATTAGACGTAACACAATTAGAACAATTCAATGCAAATCAAGAATATTTTAATTATTATGGAATCAACATGGATGATAATATACTTGAAATTGATGATGATAGGGGTAAATTCATAAGAGATAAAGAAACAGCCGAGAAATACGTAAAATGGCTCTTATATTGGCATTGCAATCAACATCTCAAGATTAAAGTTAGGCTTCCCCTTAAACATTTAGGTACGGAGGTGGGAAACATCATCGTATTTGATAAGATACTTGGTGATATAAAGCCTTATGGCATTGATTATTCGCAAGATGCTTCTTATGTAGATGATAATGGAAATACTCTTGAAGGATTTGAAATAAACAAACAACAATCATATCCTGTCTTTTTATGCACAAGCACCAATAAAACATTGGAATATATTGAAATTGAGATGATTCAGATGCACAATTTATCTGATTCTGCTTTTCCATCTGATTGGGTAGGTGGATCAATGGCATTATCACAATATGGTGAAACAGCATGGAACTTTAATTCGGATGCGGATTATAGTGATGGAAGTGAAATTTATCCAAGTGATTTTGTTGTTTGGAATAAATGTCCTATTGAAATACATCCTGCGTATTCTTCGGAGGATGATAGTAGTGTTGATGTTTCAACAAATTATATAGGTAATCTTGAGATTGGAGCATTTCAAGCAAATGATTTGAATGATCCAGTTTTAGATGCGGAATATATTGAAGGAACTCCATATTATTTTTGGTTAATGCAGGATACATTAGGATTAGGTGATTATCCTCTAAAAATTTATCTTGTTTCGGAATGCACTTGGCAGAATAGTATTCCACACGAAATTACTTTATTAAAATTAGAAAATAGTGATGGTGATTTTATTTCAAGTGCTTTGGTTGATGAAAACCTTGAACTTCCAATAACAAATGCAATGCTTGAAAATATTGATACAATGGATTTAGTCATCAAGGTATTTTTCAAAACAGATGCTACGTTTGCAGGAACATCACAATTAAGGATGCAGATAGCAGATCATGGGGTTGATTGGTTTTCAGAATCATTTGATGTTTCATCTTTAGACTTTGTATCTCTTGATGTAGATGTAAACATTGATTTGTCAAATATTTATGAGGTTGGTGAATCATTTACGGAAAAAGAAAGCATCATTACATTGACTGGCGTATTGCCTGACATGGATGGATTTGTTGAGTTTACAAAAAATATCAACTTAAAGTATGTAGAGCCACATCCATTTGATTTTAATCAAGATGGGTTTTTGGATTGGGATGACCATACTTGGATTATTGACAATGCTATTCCTGAAGGTGCAAATATACATTCCAATGAAGGATATTCTGAAGAATATGACATATTTAATATGGGCGAAGATTCTTTTACTTGGTATGTTACACTTTGGGGCTTTGGTATTCTTATTGGTAATTATTTGGTGGGAAATGAATAATTTATATTACGGCATGGGTGATTGTTCTGTTCAAGGGGGTGTCCGCCTTGTTGAAATTAAATATAATGGAAAAGTTAAAATCACCGATAAAACAGGATTTAATCATAGGATTAGAGTAATGAGAAACATGATTGTCATCTTTCCATTACGTGGGTCAGACATATTGAGTGATTTATTTGAATATGAGGGAGAATTTAAAATAACAGGAGTTAGAGCAATAGGGGTTGATGGTAATTTTGTTCAAATTAACATTAAGAAACAGATGCACTATTCTGAATTGATAAATACAAAATCAGAGGACATTACATTAAATTCAGAGGATTTGAGTGCAGGTATCTCTCAAGGCAATCCTGTTTTGGAATCAACAGTAGACAATGATTTGATAGAGGACTTGCAATCAACTGGAAATTTCTATTTTTCTGATGGGAATCCATATACAGGATTAATGCACTTTCACATAAGTACAGGAAATGTGATGACAGGTGCAACACATACAAAAGATTCGCAAGTTTTATATGTATTACAATTAACAGGCGATTTAGTTCAAATGGGAGAAATTTAATGGCGTATCAACAAGTAGGAACACCAAGATTTTATGTAAATATTTTAGAATGGGGAGCATTGAATGGGGTATTGGAAATAGATGATTTATTTAGAACATTACCAGTTAATCCTCAAGCATTAGATGACCATACATATCAATTACCTGATATTAAAGCCTACACAAACCAATCATTTATTGCTGTTCTTGGTCATAATTATGGCAACTTTGATAATAGTTTTTTTAGGATAGGGCATATTGATGATTATGAAAATATTGTAAACGCTGAAATATCTAATAGCAGACCTAACCCTACTTATAATGGATTTAGTATTGCTACATTTACAGGAAATAATGATTTAAATTTATCATTTATTACAGTAGAGGAGGATGATACTTATCTCAATATTGACATTGGATCGATAATAATTGGAACATACTACGAAATGCCTCATTCTCCTGATTTGAATTTGTCACTCTCATACGATTATTCAGGCGTTAAGGAGATAACAACTCGTGGAGGGGCATCACTTTCAAATTCGTTCTATTCAAAACCTCCAATGTGGGGAGATTTACCTGCTTGGGAATTTAATGCCATTGCTTATGCAGGGGATCAACTGGATACTGAAGAAATCCAAACAAATGTAAATTATATTCCTGATAGTTTAAAGCCTCTTTCTCGTAGTGGTCGTAGAATATGGGATTTATCCTTTTCCTATCTTGATGATGGCGATGTTTTTGGTGCAAATCAAAATATAGGAACATTTACAGGAGATGGAGATGCTGCTGTAGCAGATTACGATGATGGGGATTTAAATTCTAATCGTGCTTGGTTTGAATATGGAAAAAATCTATTAGGTGATGATAACTTTTATAGCCAAGTCATCCATAAAACAAATGGAGGACAACTGCCATTCATATTTCAGCCTAATAAGGATGATAATACTAATTTCGCAATAGCAAAAATAGATTCAGGGTTTACCTTTAAGCAGGTTGCCAATGGGGTTTATAATGTGAAAATGAAAATTAGGGAAGTCTGGTAGTTCGAGGGTCTTTTATTGGGAATCCTGTTTCGGCTGCCCATTGATGTATTCTATCTAAATATTCGCTAAACTCATCCCTGTTTAAATCTTTAGTAGACTTTATTTTAAATTTTCGCTTACATACTTCGTGCATTTCATCAGAATGATACCCGCATTGTTTTCCAAACTCCGTAAGCATTGTCCAATAGTAGTTATTTTGAGCAGTATTGCGCTTATTTGTGGGTTTTATGTCAATATATACCTCACCTTCAGATTCATATAAAAACTTCCTTAAACCCTCAGTATCGTGCCATTCTATTTTTCCGTCTTTTATGTTAGCCGTGAACCTCATATACAAACTCCGCATTATTTTTAATTCTTTCTGTAGGGCATAGATATGCTTTTTTAGATTTAGTATCGCCCTTTCCAACAAATTCTCTTAATGGTAGTCCTTTTATGGCTTCTCTTATTCTGTATGGTGTTGTCCATATTTCGCATTTACCATCAAATATAACCCAATAGTCAGCTTCCGTAGTAGATAGCGCAGAGGGTTTACCGCCAAATTCCACTTCGATGACATAATTACCCGTGTGTTGCGATTTCATGTCCTGTTTTACTTCGATGCGAACACCAATCTCAGGAACATATAAATCATATCCCTTGAAATAACCTTCTATTTTTTTCGCTTTTGGGTATCGTCTTTGAACTTTTTTAAGTATGTGTTTCTCAAGTGTTTCCCCGACTATTAAATCATTCTGGAACAAAGTATCTCCTTATTAAGTTAAAAGCATCTTTCCATAAATTTATACCATACTTGTTTTCAAATTTCTCATTTCCTGCCTGATGTCGCTCTGAATGATGTATTCTACATAGAGGAACACAGGAATAATCTTTCTTTTCCGTACCTGCTCCACCCATTCCACGAGCTTCCAAGTGATCTGGATCGCACGGCTGTAAACCACATACAAGACATGGCTGTTTGCGAATGTAGTCAAGATATTTCATTGATGGCTTAATATTGCTCTCATTATTTCAGAATTATATGCAGTTGTGTATCTATCAATATATTTAGGCTCACATTCTTCTAATATGTGTTTATAACTAACAAATCCACTATCTGATAAATTTATTAAAATGTCACGCTGACAATCATCTAAATATTCTTCTGTATCTATTAAATAATCAACATTTAATCGCTCAGAAACATGCAATCTCTCTTGTTTCTTTTGTGTTTCTTCTTCTTGAAATGTATTTTGACTTCTATTTCCTATGCTTTTACCTTTTTTTTCAAGATTTAAATAAAATGGATCAAATCGTTTTTTTCGTTCTTCTTCTAATTTGCGCTGTTCTAAGGCTTTTTCTTTTATATTTAGAATTATTCTAAAATTATCTGATAAGATATAAATAATATTATTATACATATTAATCTGTAATTGAGGTATTCCTTGCCCATTACACCAAGTTATATACCCATCTTCTGTTTCCTCTGTTTTATGGAATAATTTTAAAGTTTCTTCTAATGCAATTTGGTTATTAGATAAGTCGTTTAATTTCATATTTCTTGGATGACAACTTCTGTTCTCGGATCAGTTGAATACATTTTCTCTGCTTGTAGCATGCAAATCTGCGAATCATCGCATATCATCTGCGGTTGAATTATATCGGCAATTAGTTTAACGCAATTATCTAAATCGGGGATTGAGCCTTTATAAATTACATCCTTGTAGGCATCTTTTAACAAATGTGAATATTTACCCGATCTAAAGTGGTTTTTTGGTCTTTGAAAATAAAATATAGCCTTCATATAAATATCGCCTTTAAGGGGCTTTTTTGGCTTGTATTTTGCAATTTGTAGCCATATCTGTTTTTTATCCTTGTAAGATGGGTCATACATTCGCCCATTTCTTGCTACTCTATGTCTTTTGAGTGCTATTGGTTGTCCTGTGATAGTGAATGAAATCATAATGCTCTATTGTTATAATCTTCAGAAGCAATAGTTAAATAATTATTATTTTCCTTATATATTCTAACAGATTCAAACATTGATACAGGCGCTCCATCATATTGTTCATAATCACTAAATCCATATTGAAAATGAACAACATAATGATCTACTATACCTTCATTTTCTTTCATTTTATAATATAACAAATCTATTTCTGCTTCATACCAAGCATCAGGTTTATTTGTAAAGTCCACAACTCCTGCTTTTGCAAACATAAAGCACGATTGGTTTACATATTCTACCAATTCATCTGATATGTGGTGTCTTTTAGGTATATATTTTGATATTATTACATTCTTATTCATTTTTCTCCTTTATTTAAAACTACTCAACTATTTTCACATAGCAGGGATTATAACTGCTATCTCCACAATCGCTACTACTTGCTTCAAGCGGTGTAAACGTGCAAGATACCATGAATATGGTAACAAGTGCAGTAAAATAACCCATTGCAAAATATAAATACTTCATTCGTTCTCCTCTTCATCTAAACATTCATGGCACATCCTTTCTTCAGGGTCACCATTTAAATGATTATAATTATCTTCACATTTTATACAGGTAAACATATTATCTCCTTATTGGTTCAGTTGGTCTTTTTACTTTAAATCCTATTTCTTGCAAGCAATCTAAAATCGTTCTCAAATCTTGATTATTACAAGAATCAGTACAATTATTTATAATTTCTAATATTTCTTGTCTTTCTATTTCATATTCTTTCATTTCTTCTCCTTTTTCCTCTTTGTAGGTATGTCTAAATCTTCAAATTTATTCCATTGTCCTAAAATTGCGATTAACTGACCATTTAAAAAAATATGTCCATTTCGCTCTAAATCAACTTGTACTTTCATTTTTCTCCTAAATTTTAGGGGGATGCCCTCAAAAACACCCCCCTATCCGACGGATGCCTCTTGACACCCTATGTATGCTTCTTATGGTGAAGCGCAACCAATTATGAGCAGATTGCTTATTCGATATAGCGGATCGTTGTTCAAGGTTAATAAACGAAGCGAACCTGCTCAATTCCTTCCTTTATAAAAATCCATTAGTGAAAACTTTAATTCCTTTGGTGGATATTCTTGTTCTAAACAGTCAGGACTACAATATTTAAAAGTACCACCATTATTTATAACTGACCACGTTTGATTTCCATAATTAGAACCACATTTACAAAAATCATTACTTTCAAATATCAATGATAGCTGATTGTTCATTTACTAATTTTTTTTATACATTCGATTATAATCAGAAATACAACTCCTACACACATGATAATGACCTTGAAAATGCCTAACAAGTTCATCTTCATTGTAGATAGTTCCACAATCATCGCACTTTTTAGCGACTTGCGTAGTCCCATCATTCACCCTCTGATTCAATCCAACTTTTATAGTTTTTACCTTGTTTATAACTACTACCCCATACCTCTCTAAATGCGCACGTCTGACACATTTCTTTTATGAACTCCCTATCAAAGAAAGTGTACCAAGCATAAAATTTAGTGCTTCGTGGCTTGTTTTTGCAAAAGTGATTACAAATTGCAGTTTTCTTGCCTACATATTTCATGTTTCTACTAATGTCTTTCATGTTCCTGTTCCTCTGTAAAACTAATCATGCAATCTTCACATAGCATCTGCTTATAACAAGTTTCACTTAAATCTATTTCATATTTAAAATCACCGCAATTATCACATAAATGTACTCTTGCACTCATTTTTTCCCCTTTAATATTTCTCTTATTTCTTCTGGTGTTGCAATATCTTCCTCATTTATAACAGGAGGAACATACGTTTTATATGCCCCTCTGTTATCTTCTATCGTGGGTTTTCCATTTCGCATGGCTTTAGCCATCCAATTATTTAGATATGTCTTAAAATTTGATTTTGCTTTATTCGGATTAGATAGAAGCCACATTTTAGCCGATTCTATTTCTTGATCCACATTTACATTAGGATATGCTTTTTTAAGTGCATCCATCCATTCCTCGTCAATCTTACTAAAAAAATCATTTATCTTGTCTTTATATGGTGCTGGTTTACTACCCTTTAATTCTGTTTTGGTATATTCCTGCAATAGATGGGCGAACACCTTTGAAGCATCCGCCCACCTTACTTCCTCACCCACCTTAATTTGTATTTTAAAACGGGAGATCATCATCTGCTGTTGTTTGAGGTTTTGAGTATTGTGGCTTTGGTGTTGCATCTGAATTAGCTTTGCTATATTTCGCTGCTTCATCCATTGATTGAAATCCAAGTCCAAAATACGGATTCCCGTTCTTGTCCTTATTTACCCACAAGGAAGCCTTCATCACAGTCCCATTAATCATCACATCCCCTTTATAATCGGGTTGCTTTGATCCTTCTTCCTTGAAGGTATTTTTGAATAAATTACCGCTATTGTTTTTAGTTGCCATCTCTATCCTTTCTCTTTATGTTTTTCTTTATAATTATCCACATGATCCTGCATCCTGCGTAATCCTGCCTTTGCCTGTGGTTCTGTGGTTAATGTTTTCCACCATTTATTTATCTTCTGCTTTTCACCCTCATAAGCACCAGAGTTTAAAAGCTCTTGATACATTGCTTTCTGCCCCTCTGTAATGGTGTAGGTATTATCCATTGAATCAGCATCTTTCACATCATCTATTGCAAAAAGTCCATTACAAGCATATTTTCTTGCATAGCTTGATGCACTACCTGTGATTTGAGATTCATCCATACCTTTTTTTACTTCTGTTTCCCTCGCCCAACCATCAACGGAGATTGATTCATCCCCTTTTATAATAGAGGCAGTTGCTTTTATGTAATGGCGATCTCCAACAAGCTCCATGCTATCAGTTATATTTATAATGCAACCCGTCTGCTCAAGTAGTGGTTTAAGTCCCTCAAGTATGCCCTCTAAATTTCTGTAAGAATAATTACCGAAATTATTAGTCATGTTCTTGGGTGCTTTTAAATTTACTTGAATATAATTCAAACACTCCTGCAATGAGTTATTTTTCATTTTTCTCCTTTTTCTGTTTATTTTTATTCTGTTTATTTTTAAATGGTGGTTCACTTAAAACCTCATTTACATATTTTTCAAATAG